AACAGACCCCGGATATAGGGACAGGCTGTTCGAGCAGGGCGAAAGATTGGCTAAAGCCTTGCTGGATGGTGATTGGTCAGTGTTTGCAGGACAGTTTTTGCCTGAATTTGCCTATCACAGGCATACTTGCGATCCTTTTGAGATCCCAAGAACGTGGTCACGCTTCCGAGGGTATGACTGGGGCTTTGCTGCCCCTGCTTGTATGCACTGGTTGGCAAAAGAACCCTCAACAGGCAGGCTTTTTCTGTATAAGGAGTTCTACCAGGCTGGTTTTACTGATCCACAGCAAGCAGAAGCCATTAATGATATGTCCGAAACTTACGAGAGGTTTGCTTTTACCTATGCAGACCCTTCATGCTGGACAAAACGCACAACTGAAATTATTGCTAAATCTACTTTTGATGTTTTCATGGAACACCAGGTCTATCTTGTCAAAGCGGACAATAACCAGCTTAGAAAAGCTAAAAGATTGCGAGAAGCCCTGGGCGACATTCACGATGGCGAGCCTGGGATCAAGATATTTAGAACTTGCCAAAACACAATCGGTGAATTGGAAGGATTAATGACCAATCCCGACCATCCTGAAAGACCTATGACCAACCAGCTTGACCACGCTTACGATGCCCTCTGTTATGCCCTATCAAATTACACAGCCCCGGCAATTACAAGTAGAATAAGCAGGACAAGCAGCGGTACGAGTAAACGAAAACAGTATACGGTGAAAGGCTTATAAAATGACAACAAGCATAGAAGATGCGAAAAGACACGCACAAGATTTGATGAACAAATACTATGATCAGAAAAAAGCTATGGAAGAAATGGATGCCATTTATTTCATGGAGTGGGAAGATAAGCCTACCGGCAGGGATGGGTATAAGTTTACGACCTCACCCTCTGGACGTAATGCGCTATTGGGCGCAATCCGTCTTATGACCAGTACCGAGCCTATCTTTAGTGTTCCTTTTGACAAGAACAACGATAAAGCAAAGGCGATCAGCGAACACCTTGAAAAGTTTTGCAGTACCGTTTGGTATCACTCTGGACGCTTCAAAGGTATTCCCCTGGAACAACCTATCGTGGACAGCCTTCTACGCTATGGTATGTACGCCCTTGCGATCTTCGACACCAAAGACCTGTACGATATGTTTGTCAATAACAAAGCCAGCAAAGCCAAAGTCAATCAACTTGACCGCCTTGTAAAAAGTACGCCCTACTTCCTGGAAGCATGGGATCCGAGAGGTGTCTATCCCGAATGGGGTAGGTTTGGCATGGAAGCGGTTTATCGCAATGTCACCATGACCGTTGGTGAGGTCATTGACCAGTTTGGCGAAAAAGCCGTACAGGAATATATGTCCCTGGACAATTCCTCAAAGTCGGACTATGTGCAGTATGCCGACTATTGGGATTTAGAAAAACACATTGCATGGATTTCAGCCAGTACCACAGGCGGCAATGAGATTATTGCCGGCGAACCGCTGGTAGACAAAGAACACGATCTACCCTGCATCCCGATTGTAGTGCAAACAGGCGAGGGGTCATACATTGACAACGAACCTGAACGCCAGGCAATACCGTTTCTTTATACCCTAAAGGAATCTGGACTTTGGGAACGTCAAAATCTAGAACTAACCATGATGTATACCAATCTGTTTGATATTGCGGCTAACCCTAGCTACGTTTATAAGACGGTTGGCGAAGATAACCTGGTCGTAGATCATGACGTTCCCGGAAGTGCGGTAAAATTAAGACCAGGTGAAGATTATTACCCCTTGCAGAAGGACGTAATCAATAAAGATATGCTGCAAGGGCTATCTATTGCCGATAGACTGGTTGAAGAAAGTACGCTATACCGACAGGCTCTAGGCGGTACGGGCAACCTTGGTGCTAATGTTGCCTTCTCAACCGTCAGCCTTCTTAATCAAGTGGGGCGGCTACCTCTTACCGCCCCACAAAAGAGGGGTGGTTGGGGGATCGCTACTGCTTGTGAATATATGTTTGAAATGCTAAAGGATAGAGGTTCTATCCGGCAGCTCAAAACCAAAGAAGGTATTTTGGAATTTGATCCCAAAGAAATACCGGATGATCTGATCGTTGAAGCTAAACTGGAAGTGGATTTACCGCAAGACCAGATGAACCAGGCGAACATTGCACAACTGGTAACGCAGGCTGGACTTGCTTCACGCCGTTGGGCGAGAGAGAACATTCTCAATATCGGTCAGTCGGAAGCGATGGATAAGGAAATTTGGGACGACCAAGCATCCAGTCAGGTTTATCAAATGATCTTGCAGAACTTACAACAGCAAGAAATGATGAAACAGCAACAGCAGATGATGATGGCACAGCAGCAGCAGGCGCAGGCTGGACGGAACGCCCCACAGAATATGCCTAACCAGCAACCCCAACAACGAGGGCCGGTATCCCCAGGATCAGCAATGCAGGCACAAGCAGGACTAACACCAAGCCAGCGACCAGGCACAAAGCCAGCCCCGCCCACAGGTGAGGGTATGCCAATGCAGGAAGGTGAAATGTAATGGACATAACAGATGCCCTTGATTCCTATTTGAAGGCTAAAATCAGAGTCGGACAATGGGAACAGGAATTTAACCAAAGGTTCTATAAGCCGATGATCGAAGCGGCAATGGGAATGACCCTTGAAGCGGTCAAGAACAGCCCAAACATTGATAGGCAAAGATTGGAAAGCAACCTATCACCAGAGGCGCAGATGCGATTGAGAGGTAACGATGCCTAACCCTAATTTACCCATGCTGGATGGCGAGATTTACGGACCCGTAAAAACAGCACCTAAACCAAAGCCCTATGCCCCTACCTATGATCCTTATGGGATTTATGGTCAAACATATGGTGGTACTAAAGCCGTTAATCCCGTTCAACTCCCTCAAACCCCGAATACCGTCAATCAGGCAGAACAGGCACAACAACAAGCGGCGGCTGCCCTAGCCCAACAACAGGCTATAATGCAGGCTGAAATGGCACAACAACAAGCTATGCAGGCTCAGGTAAGGCAGGAAGCAGAAGCGGCTAAGGCTGCCTATGAAGCGCAAATGCAGGCGGCTCAACAGGCATGGCTCGAACAGCAACAACAAGCCAGGGCAGATATGTTAGGCGAAACCCTGAAAGATAATGTTTCATGGAACGTAAAGGATATTACCAATCCGCAGGTTGGGCTTGAACAGTATTGGAACCCAACACCCATTGACTCTGGAAGTCTTATTTGGGGTAGTGGTCAGCCCGGTGGTTATGGTTTTTGGGAAAATAAAGGACAGCGTTACGATCCTAATGATCCGTTTGGGTATGGTCAATACGCCCCATTTATTTATGGCTATGACGAAAGAACAAATTTGCCCTATGCCGATCAAATTGCTTATGGACGCAAGGCAAGAGGTTCTTCAATGGCTGAAGCATTGCAGGACGCAATAAACGTTATGAATTACGATCCTTCTCAATTTAGTTATGCCATAGAGGATCAGCCGCAGTATCCGGGTGGGGGTGGCGATGGTGACGGCGAGGAAGAAACAGGCTATCCATCCTACACATATCCCAAGTATGGCGGTGTAGACTACCCCGAAACATGGTATGAGAAAATGCTTCAATGGAATATAAGCTAATCGAGGAAAAATGACACTCCCAAATTACATTCAAGAGCCAGTCGAGGAAGCGGAAGAAGAAAAGAAAAAACCTTCTTACGATCCTTTTGGCCCTAATGCCCCTGGTGTAGAACCGCCTGAGCAGGAAATTATCAGGCCGACTTTCAATATCCCTGAGAATATGAAAATGTATCATCAATCAGAGATCAAGTCCGGCTTGCCTGAGCAGGAAGGCTACAAGGTGTTACCGGATGATTGGGGCTATGCTATGTCCCGTCAGTTTGGTGCGCCAGGATCATCCTACTTTGCACAAGACCCACGCCGACTAGCAAAATACCATTACTTTTTACAATCAGCCCCCGAAGGATGGGAGTCCCCGGCATGGCTGGACAGGGATAAGACCGAGCAAGCCTTTAGCTTTATGAGCCAAACCTATGGGGATGATTGGACACAATGGGAAGCCTTAGACCCGGAAGATCCAACTAACCTCTACCTTGCCACATTGAACGATCCTCCACTTGAGTTTAGATTCCCAAACGAGATCAACCAGCAGGATGAATTAATAAATTATCTCAATAAACTGTATGTCACCGATGATGGCTGGATTACAGAACAGACCATGCGAGAACAACAGGCGCAAGCACTAGCCCAACAGCAAGCGCAAATATCCCCCTTCATGCAAGAGGGAACGTGGCAGGACTTAGAGAAGTGGCAGCAGTTAGCCATGTCTATTTTCAGTCCGCAGCCGATGGAAGGCAGACCCGAATCATCAAGACTATTTGCGGCAGGCTTTCAGGGCGCACAAGCAGGCGTGGCAGGGTTGGCGATAGGTGCAACCGCTGGCACAATTGCAGGGGTTCCCGGCATGGCGGTTGGCGCAATCTTAGGCGGTTTGATTGGAACAGCCGCAGGCTACCAGGCTTATACTGGTA